CTCAATGCGTGATGTTAGAGACAGCAACTATCAGGACAATAAGCGCGCACTGAGCGCCATCTTTTTCCTGGCAAATATTGGCAAAGACCGACACAGCGCCGATTTCAGCGAATTAAGCACCGATGAAAAAACCGCCGTCATACGTGCAATGAACCAATTAAAAGCCGTCGTGAGTTTATTCCCCAAGCGAATGACTCTCTCTAACTAAATAACCCAATGCAATTAACTGGCGTAAACCCGCCGGGATTCACTTTGCCCAAAAACAGGTAATTACATGCTGAATAATTCATCTCAACCTAAACAAACGGCTTCATACATCGATCTCGACATGATGCTGAATGATGCGCGTAAAGAAGAACGTCGCGGTCGTGCTGACCTAATGGTCAACCGTCTGAACATCCTCGCTGCGAAAATCCGGCACGACGAATTATCGCCGATTGAAGCCGCTGAGCTGATCCATCAGGAAATCGAAAGAATCCAAACTCAAATCGCGGAGACGCACTGATGGCTGATTCAATGGATTTTGTGCAGCAGCGCACTGAGGAAATGCTCGAACGTAACATCGCGCTCATCGTTAACCGCGCCCCTGCGATTAGCGCTTCTTTCTGCGAAGACTGTGACGCCCCAATTCCTGAATTGCGTAGGCGCGCCTATCTTGGCGTTACTCGCTGCGTTTCTTGTCAGGAGATTGAAGAGCAGCGCGGAAAACATCTGCAGGCCAAAGCCTGATGACAGAGAATTATGCTTACCCGTGGAATGCTTCACGGGAAGCCATTGCCAGTCCCTATCCTACCTATCAGGAACTGCGAAGCCGCGATCAATTGATTGCGGCTTTGGCGCATGCTGAGCAGTTACTCGCTCAGCAGCCAACGCTGATTCAGCTCGATGTCAGGCGGCGCGTCGCCGAACTGGAAAAATCACAGGGCATTGCCCGTGCCAATGCGTACTTAACAAAGACCTTCGTTGAGCGCACATTGCCACGCGTCGAATGTGTGAATGCAAAATATCGGCTCGACGAAATGCAGGCCGGCACTTTTAATGTGCTGACAGAAAACGCCACTAAGGATATCGGTGCGGCGAGAGTGTGCGGCGCGCTATGGGAATTAATGCGTCGTTTTAATCGTTTGCCGGATATGGCTCGCGCCGATGTTGATTTGCTGGCTGGCGATATTGCCAACTTTGCCCTGGCTGAACTGGTGCAGGCGCATGCTCAATCTGACAACGAATCAGATTATAAATACACGCACCGCATTTACATGACAGCCGCCACCATCACTCGCGAGTTTAATCAGACACCGCCATTGTGGGAAAAAGTCACATCACGCCTATTCGATCCGGAAGAAGTCACCCCCGCGATCATGCGCATGCAAACCGAGAAATAGTGGAAAGGCCGTCTGCGTCGTATCGCGGCATCATGGCGTGAACATCTGCAAATCACCCTCGCCAACGTCAGCAAAAAACATACGCCCTATGCCAGCAATATGACGGTGTCGGAATGGCGCGAGCAAAAGCGCCGCACGCGTGAGTTTCTTAAAGGGCTTGAGCTGGAGAATGAGGAAACCGGCGAGAGGATCAGCTTAATCGACAAGTTTGATTCCAGCGTGTCGAATCCCGCCATTAAACGCTGCGAGTTGATGAATCGCATTCGCGGATTTGAAAATATCTGCAACGAGATGGGCTTTGTCGGTGAGTTTTACACGACCACCGCCCCTTCTGGATATCACGCCACTATCATGACCGGTCTTCGTAACCGCAAGTGGAATGGCGCTAGCCCGGCAGACACGCAACGTTATCTGTGTAACGTGTGGCAGAAAATTCGCGCCAAGCTGCATCGCGAGGAAATCCGCATCTTCGGCATTCGTGTTGCCGAACCCCATCACGATGCAACTCCACACTGGCACATGCTGATGTTTATGCTGCCTGAAACTGTTGATCGCGTACGTGAGGTAATCAGCGACTATGCATGGCGCGAAGATGGCAATGAGCTAACCACCGAAAAGGCCCGCAGAGCGCGCTTTCATGCCGAAGCCATCGATCCCGATAAAGGCAGCGCCACCGGCTACGTGGCGAAATACATCTCAAAAAATATCGATGGCTACGCGCTCGACGGCGAGCTAGACGACGAGAGCGGTAAAGAGCTGAAAGAAACTGCTTCAGCCGTTTCGGCATGGGCAGCACGTTGGCACATTCGCCAGTTCCAGTTTATCGGCGGCGCGCCGGTCACGGTCTACCGCGAGTTACGTCGCATGGCCGACAGCGAAACCGCGCACGGACTCAGCATCGAGTTCGCTGCTGCGCATGACGCAGCAGATGCTGGCGATTGGGCAGGCTACGTTAACGCACAAGGCGGTGCATTTGTACGCCGTGATGAACTGGTCGTGCGCACCGGGTACAACCGAGCGAAGATCTCAACGCTTACGGCGAAGAAACCATGCACATCAAAGGCGTGTATGCAACAGACGCTGGCGTGCCGAGAGAAGACGTATTTTGAAGAGATTGCATGAAAGCACGCCTGCAAAACCGCGAAAAAAACACAGGCGCCGGTTTCTGATAAATATCGCGATCAACGTAAGAAGCTCAAAGAGAGCTTTTATGATGCCTCACGCCTAACCCTTTCCGAAGGTGAAGTTACGCGAATGATGATGGGGCATAAGCTTAAAGTTGGCGCGCAAATATTCTGGAGTGGAACAAGCGGCCATCTTTTCTTTGAACGTAGAAAACCTTCCACCGCCCTGTAGCGGTTCGAGACATTGGCCGCTCAGCATCTAAAAAGCTGTAATGTTCAATAATCCCTTGGTCGGACAAGTTCGAGCCATACGATTGTTTACGATTCCTTAACGCCATGATGCTGTTTATACATACAGTATATTTTATTGATAAGGAGTTAATTAGCTGATGGACATCGATAATCTGAGCGAGACCGTTGCCAGAATCCAATTTGTAGCCGACGTATCACTCATCGCACACTGCAAGGAAGATGAATTGAAGATGGCACTGTCGATGATCAGTGACATGGCCGGTTCGATTGACACCTCACTTTACCAGGACGCTATCAACTGCCAAGCCGAATGATCGCCTGGAAGTTTCAGCATTGCGACTAAGCCACCGTTTCGGTGGCTTTTTTGATGCTGCAGCAGAACGCATGTAGGTGCGTGATTTCGCATGATCCAAATAGGATCGCTTATCGCCCTTCTACCCAAGGCTGGCGCGGTATGAGGTAAGGCATGCAGATGCATTAAAAACGATGCATGAAGCGGGCAGGCGTGGCGGGGAAAGCATTGCGCGCGGCGGTTACAATTATCAAATTTTAATAAATAAAAAAAATGAGGACTAAAATCAGTCCTCATTTTTTAACTTTTTTACATCACCATTTCTGAGACTCTTTTAAATCTTCTTGTCTGTATTGCTCTACTTTATCAACTAAACATTCTAGAGATTCAGTAAGCTCAAGGTGGCCATTCTCTGATGAGTAAGGTAAAAACTTCACTCTCATTGATTTGGAAGCAATACTTAGCAAATCATCATGAACTTCACCACTTGGCAGCGTCATATAATGATAAGGCATTCTGCCATGGGCAAATTGAATGTCCTCAAATAACATTCTAATATCTGGATCATCCGTTCCGCAGCCCAAGAAAAAGAAAGTATGAGTTAGAGCCAACGCTTTAACAATTTCATAAAAAAGTACATGCTTAGTTCTAGCCTCGGCATAATCCCTGCGAGTAAATATTATATTCTGCGGATCATTTGCTGAACCATGCGTTTTAAGCAAAAGACGAGTATCGCCACCATGAAGGTAATTAGCAGTGTCGTCACTGGTATGATTTTTTGTAATTAAAGTTCCATTTGATACACTACCTGCATAGGAGTCATAAATCGTATCAAAATTAGGGCTAGCTACAATCGATGCATCTAAATTATATATATGCTCATGAATTTTAGCATGCCTATAACCAGCTCGCTGATATTCGGCTTGAACTTTATCAATAAAAACATTTAAAGTAAGCTTTTCTTTTATAATTTCACAAGCACTTAAATAATCTTTTTGATCTAATAATTGAGTTATACATTCTTGATCATGGATTTGATCTAAGCATGCTCTTAAGAACTCCTCCCAGGTTGCGGGTCTTTTCCCGGCAGCATTGGCAGAATTTTTAGATATACCAGCACCAATCATTATAACGCAACGGCGTCTAGCTAATGCAACAACTAAAGAATCCGGCCATGAAATCATTTATCTAGACGCTCCAAAAGATTAGAAGCAATACCATGGAAAAAATTTGAGGCTTCAGATACGCGAGTATATTGAGAACCAACAACTCCATCTTTTGCGGATAAATCAAAAATTGGTGCATGAGCCTGCTGTGATAAAGGTACAACACTACTCAACGTTGGAATTTCGCCTAAATTTAACTCATCATTCTCAGCATTGAAAAAGTTACACAATTCTACTAACTCAGCTTTTTGTTTAGTGATTATTCTTTCAAAAGCAGCGACTGGTTCTCTTACTCCAGCTCTACTTTTTGCTTTATATTGTTGCATTACATAACCAGCAAATTGCAGGTCCCATGAAACAGGAACATCTGAAATAACGAAAGGCTTGTTCTCCTCTTCAATATATTTATCAATAGCGCTTGATAACGCATTCTTCCAAGTGCTGAATGACTTTATAATATTTTCAACTGCCATCATGCTAAAAATATCTACAGATAACGGCATTAAGAAACAGTCAACCCCCAGAAGTACTGATCGATTTAAAGCACCTAGGGACGGTCCCATATCGATCATTATAATGTCGTAATCGCTTAACCTCGAAATTAGCTCCTTGAACACATAAGTAGTTTGGAAACCTCTGTGCTCGCCATTCCTTGTTGCAGCCCAATCAGTTGCTAATAAATCCTCTCTTATTGAGAGTTTAGGGCTACCAACAATTAAATCAACTTTGAATCTATCACTGCTAACTATTTCAGGCATTTCAGCGGGATAACCCTGACCTTTTCTTACAGGATCAAAAAAAGAATCAATGCTATAAAATTCATTATTCAAGAAGATATTTTCTAAATCGTTCTCTCCCAACAAATAAGCTGAAGCATTACATTGAGGATCTGCGTCAATTACTAAAACTTTTTTTCCGTGTTGTATTGCCAGAGAGGCAGCAACATTACATAAGAGTGTGGTTTTACCAACCCCACCCTTGTTATTGAAAAAACCAACACTTTTCACAATAGAACCGCCATTCAAGTAGTAATTTAATTAATATTATCAGCACCCAAATTTCAAGTCTAATGAAAAAATGATACCCACCAAAAAGCATCAACGCATTGATTTCAAAGTAAATTGTATTTTTTGAAAGTAATTACCTCATCACCAATTCATTCATTTATTTCTTTCATTCTCTCCTGCAACGGTGTCAGTTCATTTCGCACAAACACCTGCGACGCCTTCACCGCATCCCCAAACCCGCCCGTGTTATCCGGGATAATTCCCATCATCTGCGGCGGCACACGGTGCGCACTTAACAGATCGTCACGGCTGGCCTTCTTAATGTTGAAAAAGTCATCACGCGTTGCCACTTCACTGAGCGGCAGAATCTTGATGCCGTCCGGCTTGCCGTTGGGCGCGTACATAAACAGATTGCGGAAGTTGCCGATCCCTTTGGTGTCGCGCATAGCCTGTCGCACGCGCTCGATATCGCTACTGCTCTGTGCTGCGTCGGTCATATAGAGAATGTAACCGGCGTGTGCGCCGTTCTGGTAATACTTGCGGCGGAACAGCGTAGCCGACTCGTTCAGCCAGGCGGAATTTAACGCGCTGAGATATTCCGGCAAACCAGACAGCTCCTGATTAATATCCGGCTCGATAAGGTGGAACACCTTATCCGCATCGAACTGGTGCGCCTCCTTCCATTCCCCCACAAACCAGTAAACCCCATCCTCCACGCCGCGCCACGTATATTTGGCCGGTGACGTTTCAAGGCGCTGCGGCTGACCGAGCGTGTTGCGGCGCAGCTCGGCGAAGGCGGTGCCAAATACCAGATAATCCAGCGCAAACTTACTGAACTCCTGCTGGCTCAGTAGCTGGTGCGGGATAAAGGTTGAAGCCAGAATGTTGCGCTTAACGTAAAGCGGTGAGCTGTAATGCACCGCCGAGCGCAGGCTTTTTGCCAGCCCGTGAAAACTGACCGGCGGCTTGTACCAGCGCCCGTTATGGATGCATTCCGTGTAATCCATAATATCGCGCTTATCCAGCACCGCCGTTGGCTCGCCGAAGCTGAACGCCTCGAACGGCTGAAGCGCTGCGGGTGATGGTTGCGATTGGGCCGTGAATGCCCTGCGGTCTTTGCGTTTGCTCATCAGTAAAATTCCATAAATGAAGGGTTATCGCCGCCGCTGGCAGCGGTAAGCGGTTCGTTAAGCAGTGCGTGCATGATTGCCCACGCGACGTCGGCGTGGCTGGCTTCCTCGCTGCGGCTGGCTTCGTAGGTGGAACGGTTGCCGCTGGCGGTCATGGGGCGAGTGGGTGATCGTTAAACGCGTGGGTGATGCACTGCACGTTAATCATGTTGGCGAAAATCCATTACCTGACAACGATGCGCGACCTATGCAGCTCTATGCTGGCGGCGATCTGGTTAGTGAGTGGCGATCATGAGTGACTTACAACTGGTCAATGACAGGCTGAATGCGTTGATTGGCAACCTTTCGCCTTATTCGCGGAAAGAGATGGCGCGCAATATCGCAAAGAAACTGCGCGCCAGCCAGCAGCAGAGCATCAAGCGCCAGCAGGCTCCGGACGGTACACCTTTTAAGCCGCGCAAGGCACAGCCCATACGCAGCAAAAAAGGCCGGGTTAAGCGAGAGATGTTTGCCAAGCTCCGCACTGTGAAATACATGAAAGCGCAGGCAACCTCAAATGAGGCGGTGATTGAGTTTACCGGTCGCGTGCAGCGCATGGTGCGTGTGCATCAATATGGGCTGCGAGATCGACCATCCAGAGGAAGTAAAGAGGTGCAATATGAGTTAAGACCGCTAATAGGGATCTCTGAACTTGATGTTTCGATTGTTGAGCAGTTAATTATAAATGCTTTGACATAGCACCTGACTGAATGGAATATTACTTAAGAGTATTTTATGAATGGAGTCAGTTATGTTATTTGAAAACTTTTTTTCATTGGGATCGCTTATAGCAATCAGTTTTTCCCTAGCGCTTACTATTAATTACCTAAAAATAAATTTCAAATTAGAAGTTAGAAACCAAAGTCATAATATTAACGGTAACAACAACACTATTAATATTTATGAGTTGGACATAAGAAACAACAAGAACTTTCAAACATTATCGGTGATCATATCTGTGATGTTATTGGTCTTATTCCCATTTTATCCTTCATTTTTCCTAAGCTTGATGAAGTCATTCTCATGGCTACCGCTAGTGATATGTTTGACCGGTGTCTTTGTTCAAATTTACATGCGTGGATCAAAACGAATATACGACATTGTATATGTTATACCAGCCTTGATTGTTGGTGTTTTAATGTACCACGCTCTATATCTTGCAACTCATGGTAACTACATTCATCTCGATATATACCCGCGCCTGTTTAATTATCTATCCAATCCATATTTCAGCTTTGGTTATCTCGATGGCCTCAATGATCTTTTAAGAGAGGTCTCTGCTTACTTAGGCTTCGTTATTCTTTTTCTAAGTGCAATATATATATCCTTCGCCTTTATAATTGAAAGGGATTTTGATTCAATTAATAAATATATCCTGTACTGGGTCGCAACTGCTTTTTTTGGCAATTTCTTAGCTGCTGGCATACTGATAGAATATATGAGTGGCGGTTTCAGTTACATAGAGTACGCATATAAGTTACTGCTGTATTTCTTTAAAAATATTGTATGAGTGTTCGCTGGTTACCTATCAAACAGTCATAACACTACATCGTAAAAAGCATGGGGCATCATAGCCCCATGAACGAACAACTCTCCGAAATCCTGCGCCTGATGCGCAACCTTATCCGCATCGGAACCGTGTCCGCCGTAAAACTGGACGACTGGTTATGCCGCGTGGATACAGGAAATAACACAACCGGCTGGCTTCACTGGCTCACCGCCCGTGCGGATAAAACCCGCTCGTGGAATGCGCCGTCGGTGGGCGGGCAGGTGCTCGTTTTATGCCTCGGCGGTGAACTCAATACCGGGTTTGTGCTGCCTGGCATCTTCTCTGATGACAACCCCGCCCCATCTGCATCGGCTGATGCACTGCATTGATCATTCCCTGATAGGGCTGTAATTGAGTACTAGCCGGAGAACGGTGCACTTAAAGCAACCGGCATACAGACCGCCACCATTGGATCGTTAAGCGCATGGGTGATGAACTGCACGTTAATCACATTGGGGAAAACCCATTACCTGAGAGCGATGCGCGGCCCGTGCAGCTGTATGCTGGCGGTGATCTGGTTAGCGAGTGGCGACCATGAGTGATTTGCAACTGGTTAATGACCGACTGAATGCGTTGATTGGCAACCTTTCACCGTCCTCGCGCAAAGAGATGGCGCGCAACATCGCGAAGAAGCTGTGCACCACCCAGCAGCAGAATATCAAACGCCAGCAGGCTCCGGACGGCACACCCTTCAAGCCACGCAAGGCACAACCCATACGCAGCAAAAAGGGCCGGGTTAGGCGCGAGATGTTTGCCAACTCCGTACCGCGAAATACATGAAAGCGCAGGCAACCTCAAATGAGGCAGTAATTGAGTTTAAGGGAAGCGTGCAGCGCATGGTGCGCGTGCATCATTATGGCCTGCGTGACAGGCCATCCTAGAATGGCAACGATGTGCAATATGACGCGCATCCTTTACTTGGCTTAAATAAAAGAGAATTACGCAAGATTGAAGACGCAATATTAAAATAATTATAACTTCACTTTATTTTCACTGCTTTAATTAGCGTTGCCAATTGCTCTAAACCATCAAATGTGGATGGTATTTTATCCTCGGAAGTCATGATATTGGAGAATATGACATCTTCAAACTTACCGAGAAGATTTTCATTTTCCTTAGAGATCTCGCTACTGTACTTCGAATAACCCTGTATAAATTGACATAAGCTCATTCTAAGTTCAATTTGCATTAACTGGGCTCTGGTTGAATTATAATTAGCAAGAGAAACTCTGAAATAGTAAAGCATAACCAATGTAATGGCTGAGGCAGGAACAAATATAACCAATTCATTAATGCTTGCAAAGGCATAGGTCTTGTTAATGAAATGATATAAACTATAAGCCATTACCATAGGAATGGTCGCACCTATTAATAACATAAATGCTCTCGACCACCGCATTTCAGATTTCTTCCTTTGTCCAAGCTCTTTGAACCCATCATATAGCGAAACAAAATTGAAACCCGTTTTATATTCTTCAAGAGCATTTTTAAGCTTTTCTACTTCCTCTTTTTTCTCTTTGAGTTCTTGATCCCACATATCTTTATATTGCTGAGCAACTTCTTTGGCTTTTAAAAAGTCCCTCATGGTACCAAAATCCTGACTCGACATCAGAAATTGCAATATAGATGATGACATATCATAAAGAGCATAGTTAATTTGACTAGATTGCACCTCAGAGAACTCACTAATATTCTCCTTAGCGAACCATCTCATTTCATTATAAAGACTCGCGGTCTCATTCTCTTGATATAATTGATACTCACTCAAAAACCTAAAGGTGAGTATAAAAACAAATCCGACATTGTCCTTATCTGTAACATTCTCGTCACGTTTGTTAAGCATTGCAGCAAGCTGTTCAGATATGTGTAGAATGTTAAATTGAGTATTCCTGTCCCATTCATCGCTATCTTTTGCCATTGAATTAAGCACCCTCACGACTATGCCAGCACACTTTTCAATGAACTCGCCTTCATACTCATGCCTCATAATTATTTTTATATAACTTGAAATAGCGTTTTTTATGTTTTCGTTTGAGAAGTAAATTTTCATTCATTCAACCGTAATTTTTATACTGTCTGCTGATAAATCAGCAAACGGTTATGTGTGGCCTACATTAACTTGTGGTCTCATTATGCCCAAATGAATGAACAACTTACAGAAATCCTGCGCCTGCTGCGCAATCTGATCCGCATCGGCACCGTGTCCGCCGTAAAACTGGACAGCGGGTTATGCCGCGTGGATACGGAAAAAACACCACCGGCTGGCTTCACTGGCACTCTGCGCGTGCGGGAAAAACCCGCTCGTGGAATGCGCCATCGGTGGGCGAGCAGGTGCTTGTTTTATGTCTCGGCGGTGAACTCGATGCCGGGTTTGTGCTGCCGGGGATCTTCTCTGATGACAACCCCGCCCCCTCCGCATCTGCCGATGCGTTGCACTGGTCATTCCCTGACGGGGCTGTAATTGAGTACGGACCTGAAACCGGCGCACTCAAAGCAACCGGCATGCAAACCGCCACCATTGAGGCGGCGGTAAAAATCCTGCTGAGTACGCCAGAGGTTGAATGTTCGGCGCACCTGAAAGCCAAAACGTTTGAATTTTCAGAGGGCGGAAAGATGACCGGCAATGTCGAGCACAGTGGCGGTAAGTTCAATTCGAACGGCGTTGTTGTGGATAACCACGATCACGGCGGCGTGCAGCGCGGCGGAAGCAGAACGGACGGCCCTGAATTACGGCAGCGAAATACCTCGGCATGAACCGGGAGACCGGCGAGGTGCTTAACGACCTCGACCACATCCGCCAGTCAGTGCGCGACATTCTTTTAACACCGCTCGGCTCCAGGGTGATGCGGCGCAAGTATGGCTCGCTGCTGTCGGCGCTGATTGACCAGCCGCAAAACGAAACGCTGCGCCTGCAGATTATGTCCGCCAGCTATATGGCGATCCTGCAGTGGGAGCCGCGGGTAAAACTCACCGGCATCAATTTCGATTCTGATTTCAACGGCGGCATGGTGGTTGAGCTGACCGGCAACCGCGCCGACACGACGCAACCTTTTTCCTTAACCGTTCCTGTGAGCTGAGAACATGGCAACTATCGACCTGAGCCAGCTTCCCGCCCCCGACGTGGTGGAAACGCTGGACTATGAAATCCTGCTGGCCGAGCGCAAAGCCACGCTGATTTCGCTCTACCCGGAAGGACAGCAGGCCGCTATCGCCCGCACGCTGGCGCTGGAATCTGAACCCATCGTGAAGCTGCTGCAGGAAAATGCCTATCGTGAAGTGATTCTGCGCCAGCGCATCAACGAAGCGGTTAAGGCCGTGATGGTGGCTTACGCACTTGACGACGATCTCGATCAGCTCGGTGCGAATAAAGGCGTTGAACGCCTGACCATTACTCCGGCAGATGAAACGACTATTCCGCCCACGGCGGCGCTGATGGAAAGTAATGATGACTTTCACGCCCGTATCGCCGCTGCATTTAAAGGCTTAAGCGTTGCCGGGCCAACTGGCGCATATGAGTACCACGCCCGAAGCGCTGACGGCAGAGTGGCGGATGCGTCCGCCATCAGTCCATCGTCCGCCGTTGTTACAGTAACTGTGCTGGCGCGCGAGGGTAATGGCACCGCTACCGACGCTCGTGATGCAGCGCATCCTGGGACACTCAGACATCAGGGTAACAATGCGGTACGCGCATTTTGCTCCAGATCATCTTGAAGAGGCGATTAAGTTAAACCCAATTGCAAATTCGATTTGCTGAGCGAATAATCGCCCCTATGTTTATTGGGGGTAAGAAAGGTATTAAATGAAACCTGGAAAGTTAAGTTCGGTTTTAGTAGCCATCACTATGCTCGCAGGTTGCGCTACCAGCATGTCGGAAAGAGCATCTCGCGTACAAATCATCTCCGCTGATGATGCAAAACAATATCAATTCGTCGCTAACTTAACGGGATCTTCCACCCTGACCGGAGTAGCCAGACATACCGGTTATCAGAATGCATTGAATGAGGTATTAGATAAAGCTGCTACTGCGGGCGCGCAATACATAGTTCTCGATCCTAATAGTGCGCCATCGTATTGGACAACCAGTGAAGTTGTCAGGGCCACGGCTTACAAGAATAAATAATCGCTAATGTAGTTCGAAATAGATGACTACAAGCATGTTCTGCCAGTGTTAAAAATCGGACATTTGCAGTTAAACAGCGGCGGCAAAGTGGCGGCACAGGCTCTAGCAGGGTAGTGCAGAAGGCAACAGGATGGGGTTTAACTCATTGATTTTACGATAAGTCATTGATGCCAAATACTAAACAAAAAAAGACCGAATACGATTCCTATATTCGGTCCAGGGAAATGGCTCTTTGGGAGCCGTGCGCTAAAAGTTGGCATTTTTGCAGGCGAGGACGCCTTGCCATTTAAAGGTAGACCAGGATTGCTGG